TCTCCTCGCCAACCAGAATAACGCTTGCCCTATTTGTGAGGTAGAAATACCTGATACAATAGGTTATAAGGGAAAACGAGCAAGTGTTGTTGACCACAACCATGAGACGGGTGAGGTTCGCGGTATACTTTGTTCGCCTTGTAATTTGGTTCTAGGATACGCACGAGAAAATACTAATACGCTATACAAGGCTATTGTATATTTGAGTGAGCGCGGCGCGTACACGCCGAAGAAATAGGTTTGATCGCATGGTTGCAAAGCGTTTTCAAAATCCGAAGGGTGGCCTCAATGAAGCGGGGCGTAGTCACTTTAAGAAGACCGAAGGGGCCAACCTGAAAGCGCCTGTTAAATCAGGAGATAATCCACGGAGGGCATCATTCTTAGCGCGTATGGGAAACATGCCGGGGCCGGAGCGTAATGCGAAAGGCGAACCAACCCGCCTCTTGTTATCGTTGCAAGCGTGGGGTGCGTCATCTAAAGCAGACGCGAAGTCCAAAGCTAAAGCTATATCCACTCGTAACACGGGGAAGTCAAAATGAAGATGGGTCTTTATGCAAACATTGCGGCCAAGAAGGATCGCATCAAAGCTGGCTCTGGGGAAAAGATGCGCAAGCCTGGAACAAAGGGTGCGCCTACTGCGGCTGCGTTTAAGGCTGCTGCAAAAACTGCAAAGGTTAAAAAGAAATGAAGAAGATGGACGCAGCAGCCAAGAAGATTGGCAAAGTAATGGGCGAATTTAAGCGTGGCACACTGCACGCTGGTGTAAACCCTAAAGGCCCAGCAAAGGCTCCCTTGGCTAAATCGCGTAAACAAGCTATAGCGATTGCTCTGTCTGAAGCTGGCAAGTCCAAAAAGAAGTAAGGCTAAAATATGGCATATCGCAATAACCGTAAGCCGACCAAGGCCGATATGGCTAAGAACAACCGTATGTATCAAGATACTGGGGTTCCTAACGCCAACTCTGAAAACGGCGATAGCGAAGACATGTACAATGAAACTTCGATGGAACTTACCGATGGCACGGAGATTTCTATTGAAGAGCCTGAAATGGAAGACGAACAGGTAGAAGAGCCTGTATCCGAAGAAGAACTTCAGAACATTATCACCGCCGAGATTGACGACGCGCAGGATTATATCGACGATATAATTTCGCCGGAGCGTGCGCTTGCGGGCCAGTACTATAAGGGCGAACCCTTCGGCAACGAAGAGGAAGGCCGGTCGCAGGCAATGTCTATGGACGTGCGCGATACCGTGCAGGCCATGATGCCGTCGATCATGAAAGTATTTTTTGCGGCGAACAACGTCGTCGAGTTTGCGCCAAACGGCCCTGAAGATATTGAAAGCGCGCAGCAAGCAACGGATTACGTCAACTACTGCCTGACACGCGACAACAACCTATTCAGCGAATGCTATTCCACGTTTAAGGATGCCCTGATCCGTAAGAACGGTATCATGAAAATCTGGTGGAATACGGAGAAAGATGTCACGACCCATTACTTCACGGGTCTGGACGAGGCTACCTTCTCGGTACTTCAGGCCGATGAAAACATCGAAGTTAAGGACGTAGAGATTACCTACGGCGCAGCGCCGATGACCCCGCCTGAAATGATGGGTATGCCCGCCCCGCCCCCACCCGCGACATACGACTGCACTGTTGTTCGTACCGTTGAGAAGGGCCGTCTGTGCGTTCAGTCTGTACCGCCAGAAGAGTTTCTGATTGACCGCCGTGCGCGCTCCATTGAGACAGCCGAATTTGTAGCCCACCGTCGTTACGTTACCGTATCCGATCTTGTGAAGATGGGCTATGATTTCGATGAAGTACAAGACCTTGGCTATGAAACCTTAGATGACTTCGGCGGTAACGAAGAAGCCTTTGATCGTAACCCGCAAGCATTCGTTCAGATCACCGGCCGCACAGATACGACATCGCGCAAAGTCCTTTACATCGAAGGCTATGTGTACGTTGACATGGACGGCGACGGGATTGCGGAACTTTGCCGCGTCTGCGTTGCTGGCTCGGCTAACAAGATACTGCACTACGAACCCTGCGACTTTATCCCGTTCGTAGACTTCTGTCCCGACCCTGAGCCACACACATTCTTCGGCATGTCGATTGCCGACGTGACGATGGACATTCAGCTTATCAAGTCAAATATCCTGCGTAATACGTTGGATAGTTTGGCGCAGTCGATCCACCCGCGCACGGGTGTTGTTGAAGGCCAAGTCAATCTTGAAGACGTGATGAACACCGAAGTTGGTGGCATCATCCGTATGCGTGCGCCTGGTATGGTGCAGCCGTTCACGATGCCTTTCGTTGGGTCGCAAGCCTTCCCGATGTTGCAGTACATGGACGAACTGCGCGAAAACCGTACAGGTATTTCCAAGGCCGCATCTGGCCTCGATGCCAACGCGCTTCAGTCTTCGACCCGCGCCGCTGTTGCAGCCACGATTACTGCTGCGGCGCAACATATTGAATTGATCTGCCGTATCTTTGCCGAGACGGGCATGAAGGGCCTGTTCCGCAAGTCGATGCAGCTTATCGCCAAGAACCAAGATGCACCACGCATGGTGCGTTTGCGCAACACGTTTGTTCCAATTGACCCGCGGGTGTGGGACACGAGCATGGATGTTGTCGTCAACGTCGCTATTGGTACTGGCAGCAACGAAGAGAAGATGGCGTTCTTGGGTCAAGTCGCAGCCAAGCAAGAGATGTTGATGCAGACCGGCGCGCCGTTGGTGGACATGCAGGGCTACTACAATACGTTGGCTCAGATGATGGCGCTGGCAGGATACAAAGACCCGACTGTGTTCTTTAAAGACCCAGCCATGATGCCACCTCCACCCCCGCCTGCACCACCGCAGCCGACACCAGAAGAGATGTTGTCTCAGGTTCAGATGGAAGCAATCCGTGCGGACATCCAGAAGAAGGCCGCAGAACTTGAGTTGCAGCGTGAAGACATGCTGCGCAAGGATGACCGTGAACGCGACAAACTTGACGCCGACCTTATGATTAAGGCTGCTGAGATTGAAGCCAAGTACGGTACGCCAGTCAACACGGCCAACATCGAAGCAATGATCCTGCGTGATCGTGAGATGGTACGCCAGCAGGACGAAATGGATCGTGCGGCAACGCAAGCGGCCCAAGCCGCGCAGAACGCGCAGATGGCACAGGCAGTTCAACAAGCGCAGATGCAACCTGAAATGCCGATGCAACCTGAAATGCCACCAGAGGGTATGATGTAATGTTTGAAGATTATTACTTTGATGATCAACAACTACAGGGGCTTTTAGACGCCATTGGGTATTCCACGCCATCAGCAGAGCCCATCATGTACGGCGACCCGATGGCGGGGGCTACGCCTATCATGGACACTTACCAGCAAGCGGCTGTTGAGCCGATGACGCAAGAAGCTGCTCCGGCTGAAGCGCCGTTTGATTTAAGCAAACTTGACTTTAGCGGTATAGACCTAAGCGGGTTAAACAGTTTATACGGAATGAATTTCGCCTCAAACTTTGGTGGCGGAGCGATGGGCGGGATATATCCAAACGACCCTAACTTACAATATATCAACGCGCCAACGTCAAACAAAGGCAACCCAACTTCGCCATCGGGCAACGTATTTACGATGACGCCTGACCAGCCGGTGCGCCTCGTTGATCTCCGCACCAATGAGGTTGTGTTTGAAGGCACGGGCTACGACGCTGCGCGCGAGGCAACCCGACTGGGCCAGAACCTGACCGATACGCTTGGCCGCAAAGCAGAATACAATATCCAAACCGCAAACCCGTCTGGTGAGTACACTACTGTTGCCAACGAGAAGAAGAACAAAAGCACGCTGGGCGAGATTGCTAACGTCGTTGGTACTGTTGCACCTTTGGCATTAAGTTTTGTACCAGGCTTTGGGCAGCTTAGCCTTCTTGCAAAAGTCGCATCCGCCGCTGGCGCGGGCGGTTTAGGCGCTGCGCTTAAAGGCGACGACATCCTTAAAGGCGCGCTACTTGGTGGCGCTACCGCTGGTATAGCAAGCGGCACTGGGCTTGATAAAGCACTTGGTGGCGTGTTGGGCAACGTTGGTAGCAGCGCAGCGCAAGCTGGTGGTCAAGCTGCGGGTCAAGCTGCGGGCGACATCGTAGTCACAGGTCTATCAAAGGGTTTACAGGCCGCAGGCGGCGCACTTGGTCAAGCAGCTTTATCGCAAGCAGCAAAGGCAGGCTTGAGCGAAGTCACTGGCTACAAGACACCAGCCGAGCAGTTTTCTCAACAGCCACTGCCAGAAGCGTTCCAACCACCAGTCGATATGTACGCCGGTATCAAGCCTATTGATGTGCTTGCGAATAGGGCCGCGTCTGGATCAGGCTCCGCATTTGGAGCGTCATTCCCTATACCCGTTGACGCAATGCTTTCGGGCGTGTTGGCCGCAGCACAGCCAGCCGCAGCACAGCCAGCCGCAGCACAGCCAGAAACTGTGCAACCAGTAACGGAAGGGCCTGGCACTATTGTTACTGGAATTGGAACGGAAAGTCTCACTCCAGACGAAATACTCGCCGCTTTGGGTGGCGCGGGCGCTCTTGCCACTGCCGCTGCTACGGCAGGCGGCGGTGCTGGCGCAAGCTCAAACGTAGTCGATGGGGTTGACCAAGCCAACGGTGACATCGTTGTCAGTAAAGCACAGCCATATCTGTCACCTGAAGCATTGGCTTCTGTAATAGCCAGTGGCGCTCCTACCAGTCTACTACCTGACAACTTCTTTGAGCCACCATCGGACAATAAGTTTGATTTCAAGGACGTTCTTGGCACGGGCCTGAACTTACCCCAACTCCTGTCCCTTGGTGGTGTTGGAGCCGATCTTCTAAAAAGCCTTTTGGCTGGCGGCGGCGGCGATACTGGTGCGGGAGTACCGTATGTCTCCCCATTTGGTACAGGCGCAGGCTTTGCCCCACGCCAAGACATGCGCGCCAATCCAAATATCACAGACTATGAGCGGTACGGTTTTGGCCCAGAGGCTATGTTCTTCCAGCCGCAGTATACCGGCCTTCTTCCAGCAAGTACTCCGGCCCCACAAGCACCAGCCGGAATGAGCATTAACCCCGCTTTGATGCCGTTATTCTAATGGATGCAATAACAAAAGCTAACCACGCCAAGCGCCTTCTTGAGGATGAACTTCTCAAGGAGGCATTTGCCCAAGTGGAAAGAGATATTTTTGAAGAGTGGCGCATGTCTGGCTATGCCGACGACAACGCCCGCTCTGACATGTTTCACACGCTCAAAGGACTTGAGCGGTTGAAAGCCCGCCTACAGGCAATTCTTGACGATGGCTTAGTCGCCAAATCAAGGAGTTAACATTTATATAAAAAGGTGCTATATATGACGGAACAAGTCGGCAACCCCAATGCTGGGATCGGCCTCCACGAAGCAAGCCTAGCCATCGACCAACTGCTTGGCCCGGATGAGGACAACCAAGACACGGCCGAGGCGCAAGAGCCTGAAGAGGCTCAGGACAACGCGGAAGAACCTGAAGCCGAGGATTACTCGGAAGAAGAGGAATACGATCAGTCCGACCCGGATGAAGAGGACGACAACGAAGAGGTTATCGAACAGGAACTTCCTGACGATCTAACTATCAAGGTTAAACTTGACGGTGAAGAAGCGGAAGTCACCCTTGACGAACTTCGGAAAGGTTATTCTCGTTACTCGGATTACACACGGAAAACTCAGGCATTAGCTGAAGAACGCAAGTCGTTCCACGGCGAAGCCGAAGCGATCCGTATGGAACGCGCTCAATACGCGGAACTGCTCCCAGTGCTTAAAGCACAACTTGAGGTGCAGTCCGAGGCTGAGCCTGATTGGGACAATCTTTATAACGAAGACCCCATTGAGGCGGCGCGGTTAGAACGGCATTGGAATAAGTCTCGTCAAGAGCGAACCGCTAAACTTCAGGCTATTAATACTGAACAGCAGCGAGTTGCTGAAGAGATGACCAGAGAGCAACAGCGGGCATTGGCTGACATTGTGCAGTCAGAGCGCGCCAAACTCACCGACGTAATTCCTGAATGGAAAGACGAAGGTACAATGCAAAGCGAAGCTAAGGAACTTCGTGAATGGGCTATAAACAATGGGTTTAGCGAACGCGACCTAAGTGCACTTGTTCAAGCCAGTCACGTCTCAATCCTTCGCAAAGCTATGATGTTTGATAAGGGTTCGAAGAAAGTGGAGAAAGCGAAGGCACAGCCAAGAAAGGTTGCGCGGATCGTTCGCCCAGGTTCTTCAGGTACTCAAGTCAACACACGTTCTTCCGATGTAAAGAAAGCGTCCCAGCGTCTTGTGCGTACTGGCCGTATCGCTGACGCGGCGGCCCTCTTGGACAAACTCATTTAACAAGGATGTGAATAATGGCTATTGTAGCAAATACTTTTACCCGGTACTCAGCTATCGGTATTCGTGAAGACCTGTCGAATGTTATCTATAACATCTCGCCAGAAGAAACCCCGTTCATTTCGAACATTGGCCGCGAAAGCGTCAAGAACACCTACTACGAGTGGCAGACAGATGTCTTGGCTTCGGCCTCGGCTGCTAACGCCGCGCTTGAAGGCGACGACGTTTCTTCGTTCACTGCTGTTACGCCAACCAGCCGCGTTGGTAACTACACGCAGATCAGCACGAAGAATGTTGTTATCTCTGGTACGCTTGAAGCAGTTGATAAAGCTGGTCGTCGTAATGAAATGACCTATCAGCTTGCTAAGCTGGGTTCGGAACTGAAGCGCGACATGGAAAGCGCATTGCTTGCCAACCAAGCTTCGGTTGCTGGTAACACGACAACTGCACGTCGTACTGCTGGTCTACCTGCGTGGTTGACTTCGAACACCTCGTTCGGCACAGGCGGCGCGAACCCGACTGTTGGCTCAACCCCGACTGCTGCTCGTACCGATGGTACGCAGCGTGCATTCACGGAAGCCTTGCTGAAGACCGTTATCCAGAGCGTCTGGACTTCGGGTGGTACACCAAAGATGTTGATGGTTGGCCCGTTCAACAAAACCGCCGCTTCTGCCTTCACCGGCATTGCGACGCGTTTCCGTGACGTTCCTGCTGGCCAACAGGCACAGATCATCGGCGCAGCCGACATCTATGTGTCTGACTTCGGTACGGTCAACATCGTTCCTAACCGCTTCCAGCGTGACCGCGACGCATTCGTCGTCGATCCCGATTACGCAGCGTTGGCGGTTCTTCGTCCAATTCAGAAGATGGACTTGGCGAAGACTGGCGATGCCGAGAAGGCTCTGCTCCTTGTTGAGTATGGCCTGAAGGTCAACACTCAAGCTGCGCACGGTATCGTAGCCGACTTGACCACCTCGTAAGAAGGTCTAAATGGGTGAGGGGGCTTAGTGCCCCCTCATCTAACTATTGAGGGTTTTATGACTAAACGCCTTATCAACGACGATGCTTTCACAGGCGTCAAAACTTTTTATGATTATGATGCCGGTAAGGACGAAGCGATTATCTCGAAAGAGCAAGACGTTTCCGCCATCATCGAGCAGAACAAGCGCGAGTTTAATGAAGCACCAGAACGGTGGGGTGAGTGGTCAAAGGTTGGCAGCATCCCGATTTCAGTGTACTATGAACTTGAGCGCCAAGGTATTACGAAAGACCAAGAGCGCATGAAGAAGTGGTTGAACGATCCAGACAACCTTTACTTCCGCACTAGGCCGGGGACTGTTTAATGGCGATTACAACGTATTCAGAGTTGAAGACCGCAATCGCCGATTGGCTAAATCGAAGCGATTTAACTTCTGCTATTGCAAACTTTATCTCGCTTGCTGAAGCGCAGATGAGCCGCCAAATCCGTCACCGCAAGATGGTGTCGCGGGCGACTGCAACTATGGATACGCAGTACTTTGCTGTTCCTGCTGACTGGAAAGAAACGATTCGGTTCCAGTTGAACACAAACCCAATCACGCCGTTGCTTTATGTAACGCCAGAACAGCTTCTCGAAGACAGCCAAGCCTACAGTGCTGGCGGTCAGCCGATGTTCTTCACGACCATTGGCCAGCAATTCGAAGTTCTGCCGCAACCCGATGGGTCTTACGACGCGGAACTTCTTTACTACTCCAAGCTGACGCCATTGTCTGACGCAGCGCCCACTAACTGGCTTCTAACTGAAAGCCCCGACATCTACCTGTATGGCACGCTGGCTCAGTCCGCGCCGTACTTGAAGGAAGATGAACGCACCGCCATCTGGACTTCTTTGTATGAGAAGCTGGTAGAAGATATGCGCATCGCCGACGAACGCGCCCGTATTGGTTCGTCTAAACTTAAACCTCGCATAAGGACATTCGGATGAGTTTTTCTAATTATCTTGAGAACAAAGTTCTTCTGCACGTTTTTGGCGCAACGCCGTACACCGCGCCTGCGACTTTGTATGTCGGCCTGTTTACGTCTGATCCAGGCGAGACTGGCTCAGGCACGGAAGTTTCTGGTGGCTCCTATGCGCGTCAAACGATTACGTTTACAGTCACAGCCAACCAGGCGTCCAATACGGCGGCTATTGAGTTCCGACTTGCACTGCTGCATGGGGAACAGTGACCTATGCTGCGATCTATGACGCGGTAACTACTGGAAATCTTCTGGCCTATGGCGCGTTGACCACAAGCAAGACGATTGCAACTGGTGACGTTCTCCGTATTCCTGCGGGCGACTTCGACATCAATCTGGACTAAGTAGATGGCTGGCTATGGCAGCGGTTTATATGGACGCGGTAATTACGGCATAGACCCTAAAGAGGCGTCTATTGCCGTAACTGCCGTGTCTAGTGCTACCGTTTCTGCACAACGCATTCTACTGATTGCTGTCTCTGATACAGCAACATCCTCAACGACTGTAACCGCGCAGAAGATTAACCTCGCGGCAGTCACAGCCAACGCCACATCAAGTGCGTCTGTAACTGTTAACCGCGTCCAGAGCGCCGCTGTAGCTTCTACGGCAACGTCTAGCGTATCCGTAGCCGCAACTCGTGTTCAGTTTGCTTCTTGCACATCTAACGCCACATCAAGCGTCACGGTGTCGCTGCAAGGCGTGTTCCTTGTATCTACCACAACAAACGCAGTTTCATCGACAAGCGTATCTGTAGTTCGCAAGACGCCGACATCTGTTGTTTGTAACGCACAATCTAGCGTCACGATTAACGCCACAAAGAAGTGGGAGCCGGAGCCTGTAATGCCGGAAACATGGACTGCTGCGTCTGATACATCCGAGACTTGGACACCAGTTGAAGCAATTGCAGAAACTTGGACACCGCAATCAATAACAAACGAGACATGGACGCCAATTTCTGTTACAGAAGAAATATGGCAGCAAGCTGCGTGAGGACTTAAATGGCTGATACAACCACAACAAACCTTGGATTGACTAAACCTGAAGTTGGCGCTTCCGCCGATACTTGGGGGACAAAACTCAATACCGATCTCGATCAGGTCGACGCGCTTTTTGCTGCGGCCGGTACAGGAACATCTGTCGGCTTAAATGTCGGTGCGGGCAAAACACTGGCCATCGCGGGTAACGTCTCCGCCAATGGCGCGACGATCAGCCCAACCGAACTCAGCTATCTCGATGGCGTGTCATCCGCTATCCAGACGCAGCTTAACGCCAAAGAGCCGACGATCACTACGCTGCCTGTTACCAAGGGTGGCACAGGAACGGCCACTGCATTCACCGCTGGCTCGGTTGTCTTTGCCGGTGCGTCTGGCGTGTATACGCAGGATAATGCTAACCTGTTCTGGGACAACACCAACGACCGTCTGGGTATTGGTACGGCTTCGCCAGCGACGAAGCTAGAAGTTACTGGCGATATTACGCAGACATGGGCCGCATCGGCTGATCGTTTTGTCGGCTCCAAGTTCAGCACAACCTATGAACTCGGCTTGCATTTCTTAGAAGCTACCCGTGAAACAAGGATTGTAAGCAAAGCAGCGGACAGCAGCGGTCTAGTAAGTATTTACACAGGCGTAACCCCCACAGAACGTATGCGCATCGACAGCAGCGGCAACGTCGGGATTGGTACGAGTTCGCCGGGCCAGAAGCTGGATGTACTAGGATCAAACGGAACGGGCTTTGTTGGTATCTCGGCGCGTAACAACAACGGTAACGTCGGTATTGGTGGCATACAGTTTGGTTCCGACGCCACTTATTCCAAAGCAGCTATTGGTCTACTTCGTGAAAGCGCAAACAGTGTCGGCTCACTTGTTTTCTATAACGCAAGCAGCACGGGCGCGGCAAACTGGTCTACTGCGGACGAACGCATGCGCCTTGATGCCAGCGGTAACTTGCTGGTAAATACAACAACGGCTATTGAAAAATTAACAATCGGAAGCACTACCGCAACATCTTCCGGTATAAACCAACGCACAACGCAGACCGACTTTGCCATTAAACCAAGCAATACCGCCGCTGGTGGTGTAACTCTCGAAGTTGGCTGGGTGGCTGGTGGGCAAGGCCCGCTGATTTTCAATCTCGGCGGGGAAAAAGCCCGCTTTGACAGCAGCGGCAACTTTCTGGTGGGGACGACAAGTACTAGCCCTAATCCAGGTATTGCTCTGGTTCCATCTGGCGCAATGGCGATTGGAAATAATGCCCAAGCATCTGGCTGGGGCTTTATAAACTTTAACCGAAGCGGAACGACAATAGGGTCTATCACGCAGAGCGGCACAACCGCTGTCCTCTACAACACCACATCCGACGCCCGCCTAAAGAAAAACGTGGCAAACGCAGACGATGCTGCCAGCCTGATAGACGCGCTGCAAGTACGGAAGTTCGATTGGAAGTCAGATGACAGCCACCAGCGTTACGGCTTTGTCGCACAGGAACTTCTTGAAGTCGCGCCAGAGGCAGTACACCAGCCAGAAGACCCAGACGATATGATGGGCGTGGACTACTCAAAGTTGGTCCCTATGCTGGTCAAGGAATTACAATCGCTCCGCGCCCGCGTGGCACAACTAGAAGGAAAGTAAAATGGCAATTGTAAACACATGGAGCGTCGTTCAGCTTGACGCATACCCAGAAGCTGAAGGCCAAAGCGACGTTGTATTCTGCGTCCACTGGCGTCTTGACGGCGTTGACGGCGAACACGCTGGCGGCGCTTACGGCTCCGTCGGCTTGACGCTCGATGCCGATGCGTCGTTTGCCCCATACGCCTCGCTGACAGAAGCACAGGTAATCGGTTGGGTTAAGGAC